TCATTGGTCGATTCCAATACCTTGATCTGACCGTCTATGATCGCCCGATCAGCAGTCTGACCAGAAATGCGATGTTAATCTGTAAGACGGATTAGGTCCTGAAGAAGTTTCGCATAATCCTCAGCAGCCTGACCTGCGTCAAGATATTGACGGTTGAGCTGTTCTCCACGAGATATGTCAGCCTGTTCTCGTTTCAATCTGTTGAGTTCTTGTTCTTGAACAACCATCTTCTTAGTGTTAGTATATTCATTCTCTGAAACAGCTTTGATCGTTTCCTCAAGAGAATGAATCTCAGTTAGACACTCTTCCTGAGTCAACTCTCCACGGTTGATCTTTCCCTGTATATCGTAAATGTTCTGTATAATTTCTTTAACCTTATTCCATTTTTCCAATTCTTCCGGAGAGACGTTCATGCCACCTGAGTAGGTGGTCGGATTGAGTCCACCGGCAGCACCGGGGTCTCCCGGAATGACTCCGGAGAACTTGCTGGCATAATCGGAAACGGGAGACCCGAGCACATCGGCCGGATCGCGCCCTTTTTCGAAGTAATTGAGCGGAGAACCGTTTCCGCCAAGGTGCATCATAGCGACCAAGCCGGCGGCATCGAGAGTCTTTCCGCCTCCAATGTCACGACCAAGATATTGTTGATAATGAGAAGCGGCATAAGCCATCATATCGGTGAGATATTTGGTGAACGCCTCCTTCTGACCCTCAACATCTCCGAGAAAACTATCAGGAGACCCGCCGTAATACTTCTTGATCTCTGTCGGGTCCATCTGGTAGGCGCCGTAAACCGAATACCCTTTTCCAGTATTGATTTTTGCACTCCAATTTCCACTGGATTCCGACGTGATCAATTTATTGTCGAATTGATCGACCCAATCACCATTGAGAGATAGGCCGCCAACCCCTCCTTTTCCTCCAGCTCCAGAAGCAGCCCCAAGCCCCTCTGCGGCGGCCGAAAGCTCGACTCCAGCCTTCTGCAAGGCATCAGCCGCACGAATCTGGGCGGTGATCACAGGGTTCTCATGGACATCCTTTCCGATGATGATGGCGGTTGATTTGGCCTCGGCGATCTTCTTGTCGATCTCGGCCATCAACTCCTGAAGTGGCCCTTGGGTCTTCGAGACGCCGGCAAACTCCATCTTCGCGAATAGGAGCCTTTCCTCTTCCTGCGTCTCTTTTTCGGCGGCGGCTACCTTGAGCTGCGCCTCGGCCTGCCGGGTGAGCTGGTCGATCACCTCCTGGCGGGAACGCAGGCTGGAGCGAGCCATCTCGATGTCGGCCTGCTGGGCGATGGTGGCCTTGCGGACGGCAGAGTCGGAGACGCTCCAAGCCTGTGCAATCCGGAGCTGGCCGGCGATCGTCACCTCAGTCACTCTGGACTGATCGGTCATCGCAGCCATCAATTGCAGTTCGGCCGTAGCCTTGGCGAGAGCAATAAACTCGGCGCGCTGATCGTCATCCATCTTTCGGTTGGTTGCTTCCTTCAGAGCGTTGAGTCCAGCGATCTCTATCTGTCGTTGATCTGACGTTCCTTTCATGGCATTGGTCAAATTATTATATTGAATTACAGATTCCTGTACTATCTTTGCGTTAATACGGAATTGTTCATCTGCTGCTGCTTTTTCTTGAGCATCCTTCTTTGCTTGAGCATCTTTTTGTTCAACTTCAATCAATCCCTCAAGAAGTATCTTCTGAGCTTTGATCTTTTCGTTGAGCCTATCAAGTTCATCATTCATCAGCTTAATAACCGAAGGATTATTAAGTTTGTCACGGGATTCGGCTAGACGACTATATTGCCCCTCAAAATCAGCAAGCCTATCCTTAGCCGATGCTATGGCTTGATCTTCAATGCTCTCCTGAGTTCTAGGAGGCTTTACACCTTCACCAAAACTCCCAAACAATTTTGCAAGCTGGTCGATTCCGGTCAGAGTTCCGCTTAAAAAACCAAGAACACCTGTTCCAGCTCCAGATTGAGCCAGATGGTTTATTAGGGTATCCCACGCATTACCTAACTTCCTAATTTCTATCTCAAGAGGACTCATGGACTTCTCACGTAAACCATCGAATGTTCCGTGAAGATTGTCCAAAACTATCTTTAGACCATTTGCGGATTCTCCGTGTGCATAAGCAGTTCTAACTGCCTCCATCTGAGATACAGAAAGATGAATAATATCTTCATCCATTCTCTCGATAGCAGGAAGCCCTTGAGTTACTATCTCAATAAGTTTCCTAAAGTTATCTGGGGTAGAAACTCCATTTCCAGCAGACATATTGTTTGCAAGCAACATCAATTCGGTGCCAAGTTTATCAGTTACCAGTTTTGACTTGACAAGTTCAGCCTCCATCGCAGAAGCGTCATCTTTTGATCCTCCAGCAGCATAAACAGCCTTGCCGCCAGCCATTAAGCCGGAGATAGATTGACTGGCGTTGCCGAACGCCTGAAGGCTAACCGCCAGACTCCGAACTTGGCTGTCCAGCGTAATTGACCTATATGATAGAAGGGCAAAAAATCCAGCAAGTCCCAAAACCGCATAGGAAGTAAGAGCGATTGGGGACAGAGCTAGTTGCAACAGACGGGTAAATCCACCAACAGCCATTGCCGCTTGTGGAACCTGTTGAGAAATGATAACGAATGGACTGATACCACCGACAGTTTCAACAAACATATCCTGAAGTTGGTAGGACAACTGGGTCATCTGCCAAGCATTAAGACGGGTTTCATCACCCATCTTCTTTGACGCTCCAGTAACTTGATCGTAATGATTCTTGGCTAAAAGCATAAGTTCGTTGTAACGCTCCTGACCATTAGCATTCTCAGCAAGCCACTTCTTTCCCAACTCCTGTTGTTTGTTGTAATCGGCGGTCGCCCGAGCAAGCGGATTGAGAGCCATCTCCATCTGTTCGAATTGACGATTTACAACTGCTCCGGCACTCATCTTCGCCTGAGCTTCAATCACCGAGTCGAGATTGGCCTTCACCTTCGCGAGCGTAGCCGCGGCCCGATCAGCGCCATCGGCCTGCTTTTGCATGAAGTTGTTGCAGACATCTTGAGCCTTGGCATACTCGGCGGTAGCCTTAGCGATCGGATCAACCGACTTTTCCAAGGTTTCGAAGGCTTTGACGGCGCGAGAGGTGTCGAAGCTGGTGAACCGCCTCAACGCCTCTTCGCCCTTTATACCGATCCCCTCAAGGGCAGCTATCACCGCTGCTGAGTCTGCTTCCGCGATGGAAAGGCGAATGGTGATCTTTTTGTCGGCCATCATCGCCCCCTTCGCTGACCCTCAAGAAGACGGTTCATGCCAGTGACAAGTCCCGCCTCGACTGCCGGTATCAGTTCTGCCATAACTCGGTCGGAAATACCAAGCCCTCTGCCGATGGCGAACACGCCTGGTATCTCAAATCCGATCACCGCACCTCCGGAGGATAGTCTGATCTGGGACTCGATTCTGCTCACCAAGTCCCAGATGCGGGCACCCTCTTCGGTTACTGGCCGGTGCTCGTGGTAGGGGCAGTATTTTCCTCCGATGGGTTGTCCTTCGGCGCAGGGGTCGAGGTTTTTTCGACATTCTCCGCAGTATCCGTGCCCGCCTCCGAAATGCCAGTCGGCGCGGGCGCGGAGGCGTTTTTTTCGGCGTCCAGGACGGTCGAGTCGTTCAGATAGTTCTCGACGAACAGACGGAAGAGATCGGCGTTCCGCATCATCACGATGACGGCGGTCTCCGAGACCGGGATCGGGTTGCCGGCGGCGTCTCCGAAGCCCTCCCACTCGACGATCGCGAGGATCGCCAGATAGGTCAGCATCAGGGATGCCCGCTGGTGGCGCCCAGCCGCGGCCTGGAGAGGTTCATTCAAGATCGAGGTAAGAAGGTCGGCGCCAGGTTTGCTGAGATAGGCGCGCTCCTGGGGCGTCAGCGGCATGGTCGTGACGGCCCGTTCCTGCGCGACGGTCCGCATCCAGGACTCCATCGGCCGCACCTTGATCCGAGACCCGCCAGGGAAGTCGATCCAGCGGAACTCGGAAGCGTCGAGATTGAGGCGAATCATTTGGCTCACTCCAGGGAATAGGGAGTGCCGCGGCCAAGGCACATGAGGCCGCGGCACTCATGAGGGTTAGGCGTACGTGTACTGGTTGACCAGAACCACGGTGACAGAATAGGCCGCCAGCGACCGGGCGGTCCAGTTGAAGTCACAGGCCAGGCCGGCGGGACCGTCGATCGGCACCTTCGGCATGGAGAGATAAACCTCGTTCATGAGAAGCTGAAAGGCGTTGAGTCCGCCCACGTTGTTGATGTCGTTCCAGGTGAACGCGAGAGCGATCGGAGTCGTTTCGGTGGCGTTGGTGATCAAGGTCCGGTCGGTAAACCGAATCTTGAGAGTCCCCGAGGCATCAAACATGCCGGGAACGCTGTCGGAGATCATGCCATCATCATTGAGGCACCGAGGAGAGTCGAGATTGTTGTTGAAATTGATGGTTGCCCCAAGAATCCCCCCGAAGGCAGCGCCGTTCTTGGTGGCATTGCATTCGAAGGTGGTGAACTCGTCCTCGCGCCGGGCGGTAGCTAAATCCGGAGAGATGGCCTCAGTGCCAGCCCAGCTCGAAGTCTGGCCGACTAGACCGATCGTGACGTTGCCATGCGGGGCCTTCGGGTCGAGGGTCTGAGCCCAGGTGTCGGCCATCACACCGACGTGAGTTTCAAAGGCCGAAGGCCGCAGATGGGCGATGACCACGGTAGCGCTGGGAAGCGTGTCGGCGCCGCTGTTCCAGGTATGCTTGTGGGTGCCCCCGGTCATCTTGGCCCCATCCACGGTGCCATTGGACGCCGGGCTGGAGCCGGCAGAATAGGTATAGGCGTTTCCAGCGGCGCCGGCCGAGACCGGAGTGCTGAAGCTCAGTTTGGTGGTGGTGGCTGAGAAGGTGAATCCGGTAAGCGCATTGGTGCCGCCGGCATAGGTGGTCAGGTTCGCTGCCAACGAGGTCAGGGTTCCGGCCAGATTGACAGCCGAAATCTGAGTCTGGTTGCCGACGGCAGTGCCGGTCACGAACGTCCAGGTGACGCCGTTGATCGTGATGGTCGAGTTGTTGGCCGGCTGCTGACTGAAGGTTATTCCGCCAGTGGCCTTGTGATAACCGACCGAAGTAGCGGGAGTTCCGAAAAACAGCTTGGTCCAGAAGCCAATATCAGCCGCATCCAGCGGAACCTCGACGGTCCCGGTATCGGTGATCGCCCCGAGATTGATCTCGTTTCCCTCTCGGCCACGCCCGACGCCGAGGACTGTAGTTTTCTCGATATTCTGGGTGACGCCGAACGTCATCTTGTTGAATTTCAACAGCCGATAGCCAGAAGCCGCAGCCGACCCCCAGGTCGACTCAAAGGCCACAGCAAGCTCGGTCTGAACGCCCATTGAAACAACGCTGGTCATTCTACCCTCCATTAACCCGCCGCAAACGAGTTCGAGTTGTAAAGCATGAGGACGGTCAAGATGGCCCCGCGTTGCGGAACGCCTCCAGGCACCTGGACATCAGCAACCTCTTTCTTGATGATATATCCCCAATCAATGACCCCTCCAAGCGTATTGTCTGCGTTGATCGCACGCTCTACAGCCGCCAGGAGGGATTGAAGCCCGTTTCTCCTGGTTGGCCCATCGGGATCAGAAAAGATCACCTCGACCTCTGCCTCATGCTTCCAGTGGTAGGTGATCGGAGAAAAGCTGATGTCGTAATCCGTGACTCCATCCCGGAGGCAGATGATGCCGGCATCGGGAATGAACTCTGGATCGTCGAGATCGCGATCAACCTGCGGGCCTGTGATGGTCTGGAGGGCCGCAAGGAGGGCGTTCAACGCATCTTCTGAGGTGGTGGTCATCTTTGAGTCCTCACGACGCAGCCTGATCGTTGATCTCTTTTTCCAAGAAATCAACAGCCTTATCTACAACAGATTGCAAATCCAAAAGCTTTGGGTCTTTCACTTGTTTGACTAAAATGAACATAACGACAGGTTTATTTGCCTGAACAGTTATGATTCCCTTTTCTATAAGTCCTTTTCTGAATTTCCTGTCATATTTTTTATCTCCGGTTGATCCCATCGGAGGAAGAATTAAGTAAATACCCTTTTTACCAAAGACCATATCAAGGGCTCTATGAAAATAGTTCTCAACTTGCATCGGAGTCATCTTTTTGTGACCTCCGACCCCAGCTCTTGGAACCCAAGGCATTGGGATAGCCATGTACTTGTGATTTTTAGCGACTATCACCATTCCCTCGTCGAAGGCGGCGATAATCTGCGGTGCTTTGGTGAAAATCCATCCAGCGGCGTCGATTCCTTTGTTCTCGTAAACTCTACCGCGCCATGTTCTTGATAAACGCTCTCCAAGTCCAGATTCAACTACCTGTGCCTGAAGGTCTCCAACGCATTTCTCAACAGTTTTCCCCATCGCATCCGGAATAACCGTTTTCAGGTCCTCCGCGATGTTATACATGGCCTCCCGAAGACCTGTTACCTTCGCCATGATCATGATGGTACGGTGTCCACTGTCCAAATAAGTCGCCTGCTATCCTCAAACCGCGCTACGCGAATTGTATAAGAAGAGTTATCGACGATCAAAGTCGAATTAAGAACAATAGAAGAAACTTCGCTCTTTCTGATCTTGAATTGATTGAGGCTAGACATGGTTGCCGTCTTGCCATACATCGTATTGAAATCATTCTGTGAAGGAATGACAGTGATTTCTTGATCAGGTTTACCGTTTACCTGAAGGGTTGCGGGGATTCCGAGCACATAAAACCCGGAATCCACTGCTCCATCAAAGATCGAACTCATTGAGCTTTGCCTTCTTCGATGGTCCGACAAGGAATGAAGCGGGAAGGATGAACGCCGACATCCACACTGAAGCGATGACGGCTGGCACCCAGAAGATGCTGAACATCGGCGTTCCTCCCGATCACGGAGCGGAATTACATTCCGTCACGACTGCCAGCCCGGCCGCGGCCCGAACCTTGCTGGCATATTCCAGAGCGATATTCGCCCGGTCACATCCTTTGCCTGGACTGGAGCACGCCAGGCTGACGGCTGCTTGGGCAACGATAACACTGGCATCGCCGGCCTGGAAGGCTACTCGGGCCACCTCACAAGCCTTAGCCTGCTGGGCCGGCGTCAAACTTGCACAACCGGAAAGGCCGGCGGCCATGCCGAACAAGAGACCTCCGGTAAGAAGTGCGATAAGGACCTTGGGAGGCCCACCAGCAGCAGTTTGGCCTTTGGTAATTGCCTCGAGTCGCCCCTTCACCTCGTCCCCATCGGCCTTTGCCATCAACCCCGCGACCTCGGCCGCATTGATCGCGTTGCCGTAGTTTCCCGCGAAGACTCGAAGAAAGGCGTGAAGCGAAGTCGAGTAGGCTGCCACCTTGTCGAGATGCAAGATCGCGGCAAGCTGGGACACCATGCCCGAAATCGTGAACATGACCAGCAGGACCACAGCCAAGTAGTCAGCAGCCGGATGAACGTAAGTGGTATTGAAGATCATTTTTGACTCCTACAGCTTGACGTGCGTTGAGAAGAAAGAGAAAATGGCTGGAAGCCCTGATAGAACAGCATACAGGACACCTCCAATCCATAGACTCAAGGTTATGACGACCTTTCCGGTATGAACAGCGGTTTGTGCATCGTTTACCTTTTCCACGAGGTCTTCGTGCTTAACGTCATACCTGACCATCCACTTCCGCCACTCTTCGAGATGGTCTGCGACTCGAGCCTCCACGACAGCGAGTCTCTCTTCGAGACGATCAGGCATGACACCACTCCCCATCACATAAGGTTCAGATGCGATAGTAGTTTGCCCGCCTGATCCATCCTGCAAGGAATTTCTCATCGGCCGGATGCTCTTTGACGATAGCGTGGTATCTCTCGACCCGGAGATCGACGAACTTGTTGTTGACGATCCTCGCGCCATGATCCTTCAAGGCGGAAGCCAGGATGGCGGCGGTTTTCGGACCCGTTACCCCGTCAACCTTCACATCATACCCGAGGCTGACGAGAGTCTTCTGGAGAAGCTCTGCGGCGGTTCCGACGCCGTTGTTGACCCCAGTGTCATACATCGCCGACTGAAGCGTGGGCGAAATGAGGTCCATCTTGGCCCCGTCCCAATACCGTTTCCGGTAAATGTTGATGGCGGAGTCGATGGTCATGCGCTTCACGTCGGAAGCTGAGGCGTGACGGCCTAGATATTCCGAGTAATCCTGCTGAGTGATCCCGAACTTTGTCGGACCACCTGAGTCATCAGGATCATTCGAATATCCGCCTTCCCAGCGGCGGATCACGTCGGCAATCAGTTGATCTCGGGTCATTTCTTTCCCTTTCCCATCACGTTCTTCAGGTCTTCGAGTCGAGTTGGAATCGGAATCTCCTTGACAGGAGAAGTATCCGGCTCAGTGGCTCCGGACTCCTTGTCTGCCGGCCGATAAGGGGCAATCTTCTTCTTCATCTCATGCTTCCAGGTGAGCTTGATGATGTCGATGATCTCGCCACGCTTGAACTCAACCGGCACCAAGATTCGATGGCCTTCAGAGACCATCTCGACTCGGTGCGACCTCGACTGATATTGGTGGGGGCGAAGATTGAGGATGGAATCCCGTGGCACTTCGAAACGGGTATCAATGACGACGTAGAGCATTTTCCTTCTCCTATGCAATCGGCGGTTCAGATGGCTTCCTTCTGAACCGCCGTTGCGTTGATGAAGATCATAACCTGGGATTAGGCCATGGTCACGAGGCAACCATACTGCCAGTAACCATAGCCGACATTCCTCCAGGCGTCGATACCGTACTGGTGAGCATCGTTGTCGAACTCGTACTCACTGCCCTCGGCCTTCGCCTTCATGGTCAGGGGCTCCTGCTCCTGCCGGATGAAGGGCTTCACACTGCCGTCCGACCGGAATACGGCAAACTGAGTGGTCCAGGTGAGGCGCGGGTTGACGGTCAGCCGGATCGTCACGCCGTCCATGCTCTGGATCAGGTTGGTGGCGCCGTAGGCGGTAAGCGGCTGGGCCAGGGCGGCCTTGGCGACGGACCAGAAGACCAGCGGGACCATGACCAGGAACTCGCGAGCGCCCTCGTTCATGGGCTCCTTCTGGTCATCCTTGAAGCCGTAGATCGCCTGGATAGCAGCCAGAACCGACTGCTGGAACTGTTCGACACTCGGCGCCGTGGTGGACCCCTTGAGGGCGACAGGAAGGTTCGCGATGGTCACAGAGATGGAGTTGCTCTGCAACCCCGAGCTGCCCTCGCTATGGTCAGTATCGAAGAAATACTGACCGTCATAGCAGACGGTGCTCGTGCCATTGGTGATCAGGGTTGACAGCAGATAGGCCCAGTGGGTGTTCGCGCGACGGGCGAGTTCGCCGATGCGGACCTGCACCTGACCGGTCTTGTCCAAGGTAAGCTCGCGCTTCTTGAACTCGATGGTGGCCTCGTAATGCAGGTTGGTGATCTCGATGCCGTTGACCGCGAAACCCTTGCTCTGCCGGCCGCCAATCCATTCACGCATGGCGGGGGCGTTACCCATCCACTTGTAGGTTTCCTTCTCCTGATCGGAGCTGAACAGCATGGAAACCGCATTGATCCAAGCGAGACCAGGATCGGCTTCCAAAGTCTGATAAAACGAGCCGATGATTGCGCGACTCGTGAGTAACATGACGCCCATGGCTAGGTCCTTTCTCTAGTTGGAACCCCTGTTTCCAGGGGCTCCAAGTTGCCGCAGGGGTCTCGATTACGAGGCCGCGCGCAGTACCGTATACGTGACCACCGCGTCATTGCTGGTATTTGCAGCCGACAGGTTGATCACTATGGAGTCCGTCCCAGGGGCCACCGACTTGATGTAGGCGGCCTGAGTAGGAGCGATCTTGATGCTAAGATGCACAACGTCGGTGGAGACCACACCAGCGACGGTTGCGGTAGCAGCAGCGCCGGAGCCCGCCCAAGTGTACAGGCCGGCATACTTGGCGACGTGACTCGGAGTGACGCCTGCGGCCAACTTGCCCAGGGTGACGTTCGAATCGGCGATCTTGGCCGTGGTCACGTTGGCATCGAGAATCTTCGCCGTGGTGACAGCCGAAGCGCCGAGATCGGAAGCGGTAACGGTCGCCGGGTGACGAGGAACGCTGAAGTAGACCAATGCGACGCCCGAGGACACGAACCGCTCCACGGTTCCGATCATGGTGTTGGAAGTAGCGGTCAGAACGAAAGTGTCATCGTCGGAGGCATAGACCGGCTTGCCGACATCGGTGATTGCCACCGAGGCGACGCTGATCTCGATCCGGCCCCGCTTGATCAGGCGAACGTTGAGATCACCAGACGCGCCGTTCGAATTGTCCACGGTACGCTCGGCAATGCCGAGGAAGGTGTCGCCGGCCACCAGCGGACGAGCATAACCCGAACCGTTGTCGCCGACTGCCGCGCCCTCATAGATGATGTCGGACGCGATCATGGGAGAAGACCCACGTTCCCCGATCTCATACTTGCGCGGCTTGTCAACAGCGAGAGTCGTCATTTCATTTCTCCTTCGTCTCTATCGCGAGTTGCCGCGCGATTATTCCTTGCTGCGGGAAAGAATACGAACCCGACCGGATTCATTTGCCCGCATGTAGGAAGTGTAAATCGAGAGTTCACCGAACTCCGCCCGAATCTGGGGGTCCTTTTCCCAGGCCGCTTTCGCTCGATCCTCGACCGGCAAGCTCAGATCAACCTTCACAGGCTTCGCCTCAGACGCCGGAGCCGGCGGAGTGCCCACCACAGCGACGACAGCCTCGTCAGCCTGGATCGCGGCGATAAGCTTGGAACCCTGAGCCTTCTGGGCACGAGCCTGGGCTACCGCGAAATCGGACGCCGACTTGCCAGAGGCGACGGCCTCGGCCGCCAGGACCTCATAGCCAGGCAGTGCCAGGGCGTTGATGTCGGTGATGCGGGCACGCTCGAGTCCAGCCGACTCGGTGCGGGCCGCAGCAAGGGCCACCTCCAGACCAGCCTTCGCTTCCGATCGACCCTCAGCGCGCAGTACCTCGGCCACCTCGGGATTACGGGAAACCACCAGAGCAACAGTCAGCGGCTCGGGAGCAGCAGCCGGAGCCACGACAGTCGCCTGAGAAGGGTTATTCGAAATCGTCATCTCTTCCTCCGTTACCGCCGCGGCAAAGGACCGCGATTGGAAGCTCGTACCAGCGGCGTTGATCGCATCACTCCGAGACCCGAGCCGGTCCGCCATGCCGAGAGCAACTGCCTTGCTCCCTACTCTTACGCCGCCTTGACCGAATTTTTCCAGCACAGTGTTGACAGATACACCACGATTCTGCGCGACAGTCTCGACGAAGACCTGAGCCAAAGCATCAATCGTCGCCTGGACTTCAGCTTTCCCGGCATCAGTGCCAGGGTCTAAGCACTTCTTCGGACTCTGAGTCGAAACAATATCCATCCGGCTCACGCCCGGCTCGTTTCGCTTGACGTGCTGCGTCACGACACCGATGGACCCAAGGACCGCGGTATCTGAAACCACGATGGAATCGGCCGCCGAAGCCACCCAGTAGGCCGCGGAGCACGCCATGTTGCCCACATAGGCCGTGACCGGCTTCATTCCCCGACTCTGGGCGATCAAAGCGGCTAATTCACTGACCCCATCCACCGCTCCGCCTGGGGAATTGATGTCGAGAACGATGGCGTGAACGCTCGGGTCATCCAAAGCCTGAACGAAGTCCTGAGCGACCGATTCAGTGCTAGTTGCCCCTGAAACCTCAGTGAAAAGGTTCGCCTTCGGGAACATCGGACCAGAAATCGGGATGATGGCCGTGTGGCCGACCATCTCGGTGCAATGGCTGTTATCCAGGGGACGGCCAAGACGTTCGGCGAGGGCAGTCGGGCTCTCCAGAGCCGTCCGATCGGCGATTCCGGTGATCAATTCGAGCCCAGCCTGGTCGATCAGCCATGGACGATGGGCGATAACGTCGAGAATGAAACTCGTTGACATCACCCATTCCCTCCCTTTCCCGTGGAATCGGCCGAATCCTGCCCATCAGTCGGAGGCTCCTCGCTTCCATCAGGGTTCTGTGGATCAGTATTACCAGAATCCATTGAAGATGGTGGAGGTTGCGGCGCAACAACTGGGGCGACTAGACCCTCTTCTTCACGCATCCTCTGTTCCTTGGCCCGCTGAGCGTGAGTCCGCTCGAAATCACCACCCGAGATGGCCGCGCATTCGTCGGCGATGGTGGTGAATCCGGCGTTTACCCTGGCCACAGCCGCATTGACCTCCTTCAACTGGTCAATCTGCCCCCGCGGCGGCCCCACCCAGTTCGATCCTAGGTAGGCGGCACGAATAAATGGATCCCCAAGAAAGCCTGGAGCCCTGATTCGACCACTCGCCACGGCCTCGGTGATGACGGCCGCATAGACCGGCTGGCACAAATTGACGGACAGCCATGCGCGCCGCGCATAGAAGAATTTCCATGCCTCAACCAGTGCCGCCTGAGCTGCGGAGTAGCTCGCCGTGAAGTGTTTTACGAGCAACTCATACGGGATTTCCAGTGCTACGCCTATCTGCTGTAGGATTGCATTGGTAAATGGATCAAACGCTTGATTCGGTCGTTGCGGGCAAGCCGTCGAGATGTCCTCGCCCTGCCTCAAGCTCAGGATCGCGCCAGGAGCCATCTTGAAGTCTTTGTCATGGTCGTTCTGGACCGGCAGTTCGGCCCCGTCCTCGGTCTTGATGAACACGGTGAACATCGCACCGACCACAGCCGCCATCAACTCCGCTTCCCGGTATTGATCGAGCTGCTTCAGCGTCTCGATCACGGGGGCAAGGTAGGGGATGCCGCGAATCTGCGACGGACGTTCAACAGTCATCAGGTGGATGACATTCGGGAGTCCGCTCGATCCCCAAGCCGGGATCATGTCGGCCTCGTCCTTCCAGTACCGAACGTCGCCGGGGTGCATCCGGAGGACTCGGTATGCAATTGCCGCGCCAAACTGGTCGCGCTGAACGCCTCCAGCCATGTCCGGCGTGTCTATCTGACCCAACGGATTTGCAATTCGATCGGCCTCGATCACCTGGAGGGCCGTCGATAGCCGGCCGCCGGGCCTCGGGATGAACCGGCGGACGATGAACACGTCGCCTGAGGTCAGGCAGGAGCGGAAGGCGAGTTCCTGGATGCCGGCGAAGCTCAGATGACGGGAAGCATCGGCATCCGGTGAGTTCGCCCAGAAAGCAAACTCACGCTCGAGCTGCCGCTCGAAGGCGTCAAATTCCTCGTCAGTGGTCCCGATGATGCCGTTCAGCACCTCACGGTCGATCCGGGCCTGAAGCCGTAGCCCCGAGCCGACGACGTTGGTGGTGACAGTGGAGACGGCGCCACGGGCCAAGGGAGCGTTCCTGGTGAGGTCTCGCGACCGCGCCCTCAATGCCCCCAGATCAGGCAGATCATCAACGTCGGGGTCTCCCGCGTGGACTGACCATGCCTTGGTCTGGTTCCGCGACTTGCGGGCGCCCAGGTGGCCGCCGAGGCCGCCGCCTGACCAGCCGCCGCCGTACATCGCGAGCGTCTGCCGCGCCCTGAATCGTTCGAGTCCAAGGGATGGCGAAACCCAGGACATGATCGAGTCGAGCAGGTTCGGTGCTACGAATTTCATGATGGCACTCCATAGCAGATGCCGAGCGGCCTGCCGCTGACCTGACGGGCGATCCGGCTCTCAAGTACAGCTTTGCGTTTGTAAAGAACGGCAAGATCGGCGCTCTGAACGCGAAGGCCCTCGTAGTAAACCAAGGTGCCTCCCTTCAGAATCCGTTCAATCGCCGTGTTCACCGCATCCAGTTCATCCTGAAGAGTGACTATGGCCATGATCAATCCTCCAGGTTTACCCCGGCGCTGCGAACCCGCGTGCGACCAGGACGAGGTGCCGGCACGGATGCGGCGGCCTTCTCTCGCTTTGATGTCGCGGCAACTCTGCCAGATTCAAGGTTGAGACGATACCCTTGCGTGAGCCTGCCCTGTAGAGCAGCGAGCGCGTAGACCATGGTATCCAAGGCTTCATTGGGATCGTGCTCGCGTTTCGGCACCCAACACCTGATCGCGATGCCACGCTCATGTCGCGTGATCACCTTCTCCGAAGTGAGCTGGCGGAAATACTCGACATCAAGAGCCTTCCCGAAATGAATCATTCCCGGCCCTGCCTCGGTCAGCCGCAGGCGGGCAGCAATCGAGTCTTTGGCCGTGTCGACTCCGCAGATGAACAGGGCGACCTGCCCTCGGGCGACCTTGGTCGGGCGCTTCGGCCACACAGGCAGGTGGCCTTGCCGGCCTTTGATGGCCCAGACCGGACGATGGAACCGGGTGCGGCAATACTCGTAGGTGGCCTTCGTGTGCGCGCCGCCAGTATCAATGCAGATGGCTGAGATCGGCAGGTCTGGGACGCTGTTCGAGTGCCGATAGGTCTTGGCGAGCGCGTCATCGAGGTGGCGCCATAGCTGAGGGCCGGAGGGATCGCCGTAGAGCACCATGTAATCGACGACCCAGCTTTCTTCGTCGGCACCCCAGCCCACCACCTGGACCTCGATGCGGTCGCCCTGCACGTCGACTCCCGCAGTGAGGATCGAGATCGGCGCCGGCAGCATCTCGTCCCAGTCCTCGCGCCGGGCCATCAGCGGATCGGGGTTGATCGAATCCCCGGAGTCATCCTCCCAGGTCTCGCCCAGCTTGTTGTTGACCCATACCCGCAGTCGGGACGGATCGCGCATGACCTGCTGGTGCTCCTTCGCGACCAGACCCCACTCATGGAAGGGCGAATAGAGGGTCGAAATATGGAACCCCGCTGTATGCCCGTCTCCTGAGGCTGTAGCCACCCATTTTCCTTCCGCTACCATCCTAGCCTTCGCTGCTTCCGGGGCCACAGCGCCGCATTCTGCACAGGCGCAGCCAGCCTCCAGGGGCATGCCCTCAGGCCATACGATCCGGGACCATGTGATGGGGGCGAAGTGGCCGCAGGACGGACAGGGGACGAAGAACTTCCGCTGATCCGATTCGAGATACGCCTTCTCGATCCGGCTGTGGTCCTTCACTGTCGGCGTGGAGCAGAGGTAAATCTTCTTCTGACCCTGGAAGGTCGCAGTGCGTTCGACGGCCAGCATCACCGGATCGCCATCGTCGCCGACGATGCCAGGGTAAGCATCCACCTCGTCCATCATGAGGTAGCGAACCGAGGTCGATCGGAGGGCTGAGCTGGAGTTCGATCCGATCATGACGAGCTGGCCGCCAGGGAACGACTTCCGCATCATCGTGTTCCCAGCCTCCCGGCGTCGGCCGGCTGAAACCACCAGCTTTCTCAAGATCGGCGTCGAAGCGATCATCGGGTCAATGCGGACGGTGGTGTTGCGCTTAACCATGGATTCGGTCGGCATCACCATGAGCATCATGCCGGGGGTGTGGGCGATGGCGTAGCCGATCCAGTTCAGCCCGGCCTCAGTCTTTCCCACCTGCGCGCCGGCCATCATCACGATGCGCTCGATCGGATTGTTGGCCGACAAGCAATCCATCACCTCCCGCAGATAAGGCACCCTGCTGGTTCTCCAGGGGCCGGGCTCGGCGCTCATGTCGCCCAGCACCCGGTGGGCATCGGCCCATTCGGAGACAGTGAGGTTGGCGACTGGACGAATCCCGGAGCGGGCGATCTCGTCGAGGCTGATCATGTCCTTGTCGATCATGCGTTGCCCTCTAGGTCGAGCCTGGTTGGATCGACGTGGGAAAGCGCCCAGGCGGTTGTGGTGAGGGGGAGGAACCCAAGACCGCAAGGGAGCCAGCTTGCTGGTCCTGGGTTCCTCGGCGCGCTGGCTTGGGTGTGCCATCCCCTTGCCAGCGGCCAACTGATGGCCGTCTGTCGAAGGCCGTAAACCATCATAGTCGATCTGGCGGTGCCAGCAAGGAACCGATGGAGTGACGGAGGTCGGTGTCTATTCATCGGGAAGCTCGTCGAGTGGGGTGTTGGCAATGGCCTCCAGGTGGTCGCGCATCTCCCGCGAGACGAACTGATAGACCTCGGATCGGTCGAGATTGAACTGGGCCGCGATCCTCTGGCTGATCGTCCTGGCCCAAGCCTCGTGGGCATTGCGCTGGCGCCGGAACCGCTCGAAGATGAAGGTCTCGACCTTGAGCCGGGGAATCAGGGTTCGCTTGAACTTCTCCAGCTCCAGCTTTTCCCGCTCCAGCTTGACCTTCTCGTGCTCCATCCTGACTTCGGCGGCCGTGGCGTCGGCCTCAGCAACCTTCTCGTTCAGCACCTCGATCTCAGGAGGTGCCGGCCCCATGGTGGGGGGTGGCCGCGGCTTGGTCTTGGGGCGGTTGATCAGCTTGGACTTTCGCCTTCGCTCGGGATCAAGGTTGGTCTCCATCCAAATGAGAGCTGCCGGAACGTTTATTCTCTTGTTTGGCAGTATCGGCATCCCATTCTTGACCATGGCGCACACTCGGGGTTGGCTAAGCCCCACTCGTGCGGCGAAGACGGCTTGTGTTTCGCCGTCGATTGGAAGTTCTGTCACGCCTCCCTCCGAGATTGGCACCCATTGGCACAACTATAGATAACTCAACCGTATGACTTGTGTATGAC